CGACGCGATCGCCTCGGCCAGCAGCGAGATCGAGAAGCACTGCAATCGGCAGTTCAACAAGGCCGATGTCGCCGCCGCGCGAATCTATGAGCCGGACGACAGCACCACGGTGTCTGTCGACGACTTCTGGACGACCGATGGCCTTGTAGTCGAGGTCGACACCAACGGCGACGGCACGTTCTCCACCGTGGTGCCCGCCTCCGACTATGAGGTCTACCCCAGGAACGGCGTGGTGGACGGCCAGATCGGCTGGCCGTACTACGAGATCCAGTTCGTCTCTGACGTGCTGCCGATCTATCACCGCCGGAAGGGAATCGTCCGGGTCACCGCCAAGTGGGGCTGGCCGACGGTTCCTGAGGCTGTGCGTCAGGCCTGCGTCATCATCGCGGCCGAGACGTTCCAGTTGAAGGACGCGCCGTTCGGCACTGCTGGCATGGACCAGTTCGGCAACATCTACCACGTCCGCGACAACCGTATCGCCGCCGGGAAGCTGGCTCGCTACTGTCGTCGCCGGATCCCGGCAGGCTGACATGTCATCACTCGCGAAAATCAAGCAGGCCCTCGTGGACACAATCGAGGCGCACGTGACCTCCGAGGAGATCAACGTGTTCCCGTACATCCCGGACCTCATCCAAACCCCCGCCGTCTGCATCGACGTTCACAACTCGAAGTTCGACGGGGCGATGGCGCGGGGCGACGACATGTGGCGGTTCAACCTCTACGTCGTCGTCCAGCGGGGAGATGCCGGTAACTCTCAGGACGAGCTGGACTCCTTCCTGGAGTCGGCCGGTCCGAGGAGTATCCGCGAGGCCATCTTCAACAAGCCCGACCTTGGGCTCGACGACTGCCAGGCTTTCGTGACTGGCGTCCATGAGTACGGGGGCGGCTACCGCGACGCCCGTATCGACATCGTCGGTGCGGTGCTTCGAGTCGACGTCCACACCGATGGGCGCTTCCTCTGAAAGGACCAGATAGAGCATGGCTGCTCTCACTACGCAGCTCCTGGTGAACGCTGGGACTGCCCCCGAGTTCGGCGCCGCCGCCGCCTCCGATACCGCCGAGGTCGGCACCGGCAGCAACACCTTCGCGGTGTACCGGAACGGCACCGCCGACCCGGTCGACGTCACCGTCGTCGTGCCCGGCAACACCTCCTACGGCCAGCCCACTCCGGACCCCGTGATCGCCGTCCCCGCTGGCGGCGAAGCGTGGATCCCGCTGCGCCGCGAGTACGTGGACCGTGCGGGGGCGGGCGTCGGCCGATGCACCCTCAACACGTCCGACCAGGACCCCGCCCTCGAAGTGGCGGTCGTGCGAGTCGGCTGATCCCGACTCGCCAACCTCTCCTAACATAGAAAGGACTTGGCTATGGCCAAGCTGGTCCTCCGGGACTGCTACATCGAGGTGGACGGCACCCCCTTCTCCTCGCACGTCTCCTCTGTCACTGTCAACCTCGCGAAGGACGAGATCGACACCACCAACTTCGGCGGTGACGGTCGCGAGCGCGCTCACGGCCTGAAGGACGACTCCTTCGAGGTCACCTTCCAGCAGGACTTCGACGCCAACAAGGTGGACGACGTCCTGTACCCCCTGTGGGACCAGGAAGAGGAGTTCGTCGTCAAGGTGCGCCCCCGCGCCGCTGCGACCTCGGCGAACAACCCCGAGTACTCCGCGACCTGCATCCTGCTGGAGTACACCCCGCTGGCCGGTGACGTCGGCGACCTCTCGACGACCGACGTGTCGTTCCCGGCGCAGCGCCAGGGCATCGCCCGCGCGACCGCCTGATGCCGGGCCCAGGGCTGGGCTTCAACGTCATCGCGGGCCCCGAGTGGGCCCGGGTCGTTGCAGCCCTGGGTCGAGCCAACGATGACCTGCCTGGCGACCTCGGAGACGCGATCGAAGAGGACGCTAAGGAGCTGGCCAACCGCGCCAAGTTCCGCGTCATGGCTCTCCCCACCCCCCGCCAGGCCGGTCACACCGGTCTTCGGCGGAGGGTGGCGCGAGGCGTCCATGTCGTCAAGCAGGGCACCGGCGGCGTCCGTGTTCAGACGTCGATGGTCGACCCGAGTGAGGGCATCATCCCCCGAGGGCTGGACAGGCCTGAGGGTTGGCGTCACCCCCTCTTCGGAGACAAGAACCACTGGTACCGTAACCCGGGCTATGACTGGTTCATCTCCACCTTCTCCAACTCCGGTTCGGAGAACATGATCGAGAAGAGCCTCCACGATGTGCTGGAGAAGGCGGGCGACAGGATCGCGCGCGCCGACTGACTCTCTCGACCCCTGACTGGCACGGCCGGATGTTCGCGGGTGCTCCGGCCGTGCCTCAACCCGCAAACCCCGCATAGGAGTCAACACCATGACCGAGTACAACTTCCTGGGCCGCGACGACATCCTCGACATCGAGGACATCGAGACCCACGTCGTCCCCGTCCCCGAGTGGGGCGAGAACGCTGCCGTCCGCCTGAAGGTGCTGTCCGCCGCCGAGCGTGACGCCTTCGAGGCGAGCACCGTCACCACCAAGGGCGGGAAGCAGAAGCCCAACCTGGCCAACCTCCGCGCCCGTCTGGTCGCCCGCTGCATGGTGGACGCCGACGGCAAGCGCGTCTTCGAGTCGGGCGACGTCGCCCGCCTGGGCACCAAGTCGTCCAAGGCGCTGGACCGCCTGTTCTCGAAGTGCCAGGAGATCAACGGCTTCTCCGACAAGGACATCGAGGAGATGACCGAGGATTTCGACGAGACTGGCGACTGACCTTCAAGTTCAGGCTCGCCGCCCGCCTCGGTAAATCCGTCAGGGAGTTGCTCCACTCGATGGACTCCTACGAGTTCAGCCAGTGGATGGCCTTCGAGAGGGCTACCGGCCCGATCAATGGCGAGTGGAGCGACGAGGCACTCGCGTCCATCCAGGAACAACTCCAGCAGCTGTCCTACCTGTTGAGTCAGGCGAAGTTCACCGATAAGACTCATAGGAAGGGCCCCGTTCCGAAGCCGGAGCGGTTCCCCCGTCCGTACGAATCTATCAACAAGACTCCGAACGCGGTCGACGATGTCGACTACGAGGAGGAGTGGCTTCCCCCAACGGAGGATGAACTGTTGGACGTTCGGATAGACCCACAGGAAACGGGAGAGGAGGAGTAAGCCATGGCTTCGGTTGCAACGCTCGGTTTCTCCATCATCTCCCGTTACCGGGGTGGCGGTGTCGCGGCGGCTCGTCGCGACCTCGCCACCCTGCGGGCGCAGATGGCAACCGTCAACGACGACATCCAGCGCCACACCAACCTCCTCGGCGGGATCCCCTCCCGCTGGAAGGCCATCGGTACCTCCGTAGCCCTGGTCGCCCCCGCCGTGTATGCGCTGGGGGCGGCCGCCCTTCAGGTGGCCGGTGCCTTCACCGCGATGACCGCCGCCGTCGCCATCTCCCTTGGCGCATACGGCCTAGCGCTCAAAAACGCGATAGATACAACCAACGGGATGGCCAAGGCAGGTAAGGCCCTCTCGTCGGAGCAGCAGAAGTTCATCAAGGGTCAGGACGCCCTGAACAAGGCCATCGCCCGCTTCGGCGACGGCTACCGCGACCAGATCCTGAAGGGCGTCAACCTCGGCATGGAGGGCGTAGTCCGCGCCCTCGGCAAGCTGGAGCCCCTCGTCGGGAAGATTACCCCCGAGATCAACCGCATGGCCGCCGCGTTCAACAACTGGACGAAGGGCAAGGCCCTTGACGGGTACGTCAAGCTGATCGGCGAGCACGCCCCCCGGGCGCTCCGCAACCTGATCGACGCGGGCCGGATGTTCATCAACGTCCTGGGCGACGGCTTCCGCGCCTTCCTGCCGCTCGGTACGGCCCTCACGGAGAGCATCCGCCGGGGAGCCGCCGAGCTGAAGGCCTGGTCCGACGGGGGCGGCTTCCAGCGCTTCCTGAAGGAGGTGCGGGAGAACTCCCCCGGGGTCAAGGACTTCTTCCGAGCCCTGGGCGACGCACTGTCCAACCTCCGGGCGAACATGCAGCAC